ATTGTCTTGAAAATCATGTCCGTTGCCATGTGGTGAATCGCCTGGATTTCCGTACGCGCCAGCCGCAGCGCATTGTAACTCACTCCCTGACCCCGGCACTCATCGCCGCTGTACAATCCCAAAGTGTTACCTGCGGCAATATCCGCCTTCGTCAGTTCGCTCAACCGGTCATACGTCCAGCGCGGGCAATCCTGCCCCGGCCCCAAAAACTGCTCAACAGACTGCGCCAATTGCCAGGCGCTGTTAGCATTGGCAATCGCCAGCACAATAGCATTGTTCAAACCGCTACGGCCGTAAGTGTCCAACTGCCAGATGCGCCGGCTCAGGTTCAGGCCATCATGATAGGTACGCCGGTAAGCAGCATCAATAAGCGCCTGAAGCTGCGGTTTGAACAATACGTCGTTGGTTGCGGTCTGCTCTTGAAACGGCCGTATCGCCTCCTGTACCTCATTGGCGTATGGCAGGATGTAAGCTGCGTGGTAAACCGCCCACGTCCCAAAGGGGATGCTGGCCGCTTCCCGCATGGCGACGGCGATGAGCTGCGTGTACTGTGAAATGAAGGTATCCCAGGCATTGTTCGCCGCCTGGCGCACAATCGTCTCTCCGGCAGGCGGAAGCGGCTGATCACCGGGGAAGCGGCGCAGCGCATCCAACACGGCCGTATTCACTTCCCCTAACAGGCGGTGAACTTCCCCCAGTACAAACAATTGCAGGTGCATGAGCGCCCCTTGCTGCGCTTCATGCACCTGCCCAACGGAAATATCCGCTAAACTTTTGTTCACTGGTTAGCCCCATTGACCCCCGCAAGCTGTGCTGCAATCTTCGCCAGGCGACCGGCGTCATTGGCGCTGGACTGGAGCGACCCGGCCAGCATCTCCTGCGTCACACCAGGAAGGAATCGCGCCAGAAGCATGGCAATCACGTCATCCTGAACACCCAGCACGCGCAATACCTGCACCGCCTGGGCAATCTTCAAAATATCTTCCGGTGTCACAATCGCCTTCACCGGCCACTTGATGTCATAGTCCAGAGAATCGGGCAGGATACCCGCCAGCAACCATTGCAGCTCCAACAGCGGCTTGACGATCTGGTCGGCCACCCATTCCTTGATGCCGTCCAATGTTTCGTCGTACTGTTCCTTCTGGTCGCGCAGCACGTCACGGTTCAGATCACGGCCGTATCCCAAAATAGCCTTCTGCACCGGCGATTCAATCCACCACGTATCCAGGTGGTAGATCAAGTCCTCGATTTGGCCGATGTTGGAATCACCCTGGATAGACGTGATACCTCCCGGCTTGTTGCTGAAGAAATCAGCGATACCAATGAAGGGGTTATCCAGCACTGCTTTATTACGGGCCTTGTATGCTTCCACATCCCCATCATCGCCTTCAACGACGTGATGATAACGCATTCCTGCCCGCGTCTTACGCCGCACGGCCACGTCGGTTTCACCCTCGCTCACCCGTTTCCATGCCTTGCGAGAGCTACTCATCAACGGCCGTCCATACCGGCTGCCTTCGTCATGCTCCCACCGCGCATGGATGATTTGCCACTCTGCAAACCAGATGGCGTCACCGGGCGGATAAAGGGCATATTCTTGAGATGCGTACCAGTACGCCTTTGTGGGGTCGGAGAAGCGGTCACGATTATCGCTGTTTCTGTGCATCTTCAGCGTGGGCTTGCGCGTCACTTCTTCTATCAACCGCTCGGCCGACACGCCGATCTCCAGCATGGAATCACCATCACGAAGCGTCAGCCGCGCCCAGTCATCCAGACGCTTGTCCAGCCCCAGCCTATCTCGCAGCGCCTCCGCAATTTCCATAGCCTGCGCATTGGGCTGGCCTAACTCCAATTGGAAACCACCCTTGACGGCATCGCGGGCGATTGTGGCGCAAATCTGCTTGAAACGGCCGTCCTCGTCATACATCTTGCGCGACTGATGCACACGGTCAGTGCGCGAATGCTCCACCTGAAACCGTGAAGCAATGGACGCCTGACCGCCGCCCCCAGACGGCCGTTTACTGTCATCAATGGTCGTTTGAATTACCGTAGGCCGCCGCTGCTGCCTTAGCACCTTCGCAATCTGGTCTACCAGGCTCTCATCGTAAAGGCTCATGGTTCACCTACGAAAATAAGTCATTGATCATCTGCCATAATTCATCTGCAACTTGCAGAAGTGTGGGGACGATGATGGCGTAACGCCAGCCATACCCCGTTTCCAGGTAGATGCCATAATAAACAGACTGGCCGTGGCTCAGATAAATCACCACCGCATCTTCGGCAGCCATCGTCGCCAGCGAAAAGAGACCGCTGCGGGCATTGCCCGTGCGGTCCGTCCAGGGCGCGTTCGTGCGCATCAGGTTCTGCGCTTTGGTGGCAATGAAGTCGGCCACAGCCTTTATCGCCACCATCACCCGCACGCCGTACTGCTGTATCGCCCGCTCCAGATTCGTGGGCGGTTCAATCCAGACGATACCAACCCGATCAGGCACTATCCCTCCGGTGTCAATAATTCAGTAAGAATGGTGTTTGTGTTCTCCGTCTTTATAGACTTGAGAACGCCCTCAATAACCACATCTATTTGCTCGTCGCTAAATGGCAGTCCAAGCCCCTTCGCCATTTCAATAACACGCCGACGTACAAACGCTTTCTTCTCTGGCCCTATCGCTTTCGCCAGGTCTGGGTGCTGCTCGGCAGCCAAAATCAACGTGCGTGCCAGGTCTTTCAGCATGGCCCAGTTATCTGCACCAATTTCCTTCGCAATGCGTTCATCAATCAGGCCCAGATACTTTTGCGCCACATAAATGGCAAAACCCAACACAATCAACAACACCAGGGGCAAAAGCCCTTGAATCGTTTGCAAAAAGCCTTCCATCGTCTTACTCCTCTATGCGTTTTACGGCCGTACTCTGGCGGCCGCCAAATGTCTGCTCATGCAGCTCCGGGCGGGACGGGATGCGGGGCAGGGTTTCAACCTCAGCCGCATCCAGCGCCTGCGCCATTCTCCATATCAACGAACCGGGCGGCGCGTTTCGTAGCAGCCCTTTCTCCAATGTGTTCAAACTATCTCTCCAACTCATTGCGCCAACATTGCCTCCGCTTGTGTAAATGCCTGCCTGTTCGGGCGGACAAATTTCACTTCGTACAATTGACCATCAAGCGTGAACGTATCCCCCAAAGCCACATCCATCTCTGAATCACCGATAATTACGATTCGTCCCCAGGTAGCCCGGCTTTGCCCGGTAGTGGACTCACGCGAGAAACTCCCACCAGATCGCTCCACGCGCACCGTTTGCGCGGAAAGCGTTGTGCTGCCACGCCGGAAAGAAATGCTTTGAGAATGGTCAGTGATGATGTCCGCCATATCAGCGGCCAGTTCGGCGAAGTCGCTTTCTTCGAGCATTATTGGGAACTCCCGACGGTGCCGATCATCTTTTCAACCCGCCTCTCGAAGTTGCGGTCAAAGTCACCTATCCAGCCCTTCAGTGCATCGGCCAACTTCGTTTTGTCAATCTCCACGTCGCCGACCTTGTACTTCCACGCCTTCTTTGCCCCGACTTGCCCGGCAATGAGCCGCCAGACAATACCCTGCGCTTTCAGATGAACAACGTCAGCCATCTCGTCGGTCATGTAGGCATACGTGTCACTTGAATCCAGCACATGGCCGCCCTTGTACCAAAGGTAACGGGTCATCGTGTATTGTGGAGTAGGGTAAATAGTCAATGTCTGCCCATTGACAACAACGTGTTCATTGAAGGTGTTGGATACAGGGATGAGGCCGCCGCCGGTAACAATCACGCCCTGGTAAGCACTTTCCGCTATTGACTCCAGGCGAATCAGCTTCACAAAGTCGCTGGACAGAACATAGTCAGCCGTGCCATTCACCACAGGTAGGTCATACCGACGCATCATTCCTACACGGCGCGAAAACTCGCGCACGGCATCCTTAACCGCATCACCGTACTGTTCGTCAGAAGGGAAGCTATTCTGTGCTGGAACGTCACTTTCCAGGCGACCGACCATGCTAGCCAGCGTTATGCTCATATGTACTGGTATTCTCCACTGCCCGGCAGCTTCACCTGCCATGTAGACGGCCGTACATCATTGTGCTGCTTGAAGATGGCAAACATGACCTGGCGCGTTTCTCCCTGCACCATCATACGGCCGTTCATCACCGCCGAACTCGACCCGGTGAGCTTCACCCATACCAACTCTTTGTAACCAACCACCGGCGCGGCCGGCTTCTGTTCTTCTGCTGGGGGAGGCGGGGCCGAGGCTTTAGCCGCCGTTTCTGGTTCGGCGGGATCTTCGGCGGGTGGCTCTGTGATAGTCACTTCTTCAACCGTAGGCTCAGTAACGACCGTTTCCTCAACAGTAGATTCAGTAAAAACCGTTTCATCAACTACTTCATCAACTTTTGGGGTTTTCTTTCGCGCTGCCATAAGATTTCTCCTGCAAAAAGGGGCGCGCAGGTGCGCGCCCCCTTCCTATAAATAACCAGGCTGGGCCAGACTACGCAACGGTGACAGTGGCGGCCTTGTTCTTCACGGGGCTGACCTGGCCGTTGAATTCTTCGATGAAGTATTGGTCAGCGGCAATCAGGTTGCCCGTCGAGGCGTCAATGCTGGGGTACGGCCCCATGAGCTGCATCGGCTGGAAGACGCGGGCCATCACGATCTCGCGGTTGCCAACGAGAATCTGGCTGTCGGTGAAGTTGCTGGTTTCAAAAACAGGCAGACCTTTCACACGACCAACATATCCGTTGGCATTCAAGTCACCATCCGGGCGCTGCCCGGCGGCGGTGAATCCATCCCAGTTACCCAGGCGGTCGCTGTTGGTCTTGCTCATCAACGCGAATGTGGCCTCATAGTTGCGGTTTTCAACCAGCACTTTTGCCGCGCCAATTTTCTCCACCAGAGCCAGGTAGGTATCGCTTGCCACCGTCCAGGTGCCACCGCTATTGCTGGCGACTTGCATCGCAGAAGCCAGCGCCAGGCGGAAGCGACCCAGGTCAATGGTTTTGGCGAGTTCTTTCGACAAGAGATTGATGGTGCGTACCACAGCATCTTGCCCAAGCTGGCTGCGGCTAAAGACAATCACCTCGCGGCTGATTTGTGTTGCCAGCCGGTCAGCGAAATGATTCATCGTCACAAAGGCCAACGTCCCCTTTGCCCGCTTGATGACAGACATCTCGCCTTCACGGATGGATTGATACTGATAGTCAATCAGCAAACTTTGCGCATCAGTCGTAGAACCGGCGGCCAGCGTGATTAGCTTGCCCTCGGCATAGTCAATCACATAATCGGTCCCTTCCACGTAGGTCGTACCCGCCGGGGAAGAGGTCAACACAACCGTGCCGGGCACGAGCCGCTTGTGTGCCAGTGCCACCTCATTGCCATGGTCGCCGGTCACAGCTTCGTCAGTGATGGTTGCCGTTACCGTGTCGTCTTCAGCATAGGATTCGTAGTAGACACGGCTGGGGCTTTGGGTGTCCAAGCCATAATCGAAGATGACCGGGGACACCATCAAGGGATAGGCGGCCTCAATGACAGCACGCATTACAGAATAGGGCAGATTCAGGTCGCTGGTTTGCTCGGCCTCAGCATACTCGGCGGCTTCTTTGATCAATTTGGCCTTGTATGCCTTGTCGAACGCCTCCAGGTATTGAGCCGCCAGTTCCTCCTGAATGGTCGGTTTACGGCCGTTACCCCGGCTGGGCATCATCTGGCGGCGGCGCAGCGCCTCAGTGATTTCAAAGGAAGCGCGGGCAAATTCGGGCGTGCCCGTTTCGTTTTCCCATACTGGGCCAAGCATATCAACACCGTGATAGCCTTTCATGCGCAAGCGCATATCGGCGACCACGCGATCCAGCAATTTGCGATGATGGGCAATGGCGGCTTTGGCCTCTTCGATGGTGGCTGGTTCGCCTACTGCCTCCAACATGCTCTTTTGGGTTTCGGGCGGGTATTTCAATTTCCCCACCTCTTCGGCGGTGTACGCCTGAACCTTGCGCTTGGTGTCTGCCTCTTCCAATTCTCGCAAGCGCCGCGCCTGCTCAGAAACGGCCGTCTTTAGATCGGCGGTTTCATCAATGCCCAAATTCTCGCGGAGCTGTTTATCCTGCTCTGCAATCAATGCACGCAAGCGATTTTGTTCCGCCTCCGCTTCCTTACGAGCTTTTGCTTCCTTCAACTCTTTCTCTAGCTTAGCTTTCTCCAAAAGCGCTTCTACCAGATCGGGGCGAGTTGCATAAATCACATCTGCCGTTAATTCCTGTTCTTCCTCAACAGGGGTTTGGGTGTCCTGCATGTCGCTCATTGTGTTTTCCTCCATTTGGGATTCGAGCTTTGTGACCGCCGCATCATGGAAAGAAGGGGACTTCACCAAGTCAATGCCGGTGAGCCGCAGCCATTGCATCTCTTCCACCTTACGGCCGTCAGGGTCTTTTACTATCTTGCCTTCGCCGAAGCCCCGGAGACTTACTCCGGGCAGGACGCCGGCTTCCATCGTCACAATGGCGTCTTTCCCCTCCGTGTTCTCAATGACGTAACCTTTTGCTTTGGCAACCCCGTTTTCCATCCAGAGGTCTTGCCAGGTCACAATCGTTTCCGTGAACTTGGAGGGAACGCCATTGCGTTCTTTTTGTGCCGGATGCTCCGCCTCGCCTAAAACCACTGCGCGCCCCTGGCTCATGCTTTCGTGAAGATGTGTGCGTGCTTCTAGCACCGCTTCACGCAATACCGCCAGGGGATAACGACGGCCGTTGCCATTTACTGCACCGGCAACGGCCCAATCCACATGAATAGTGCGCGGGCCGGAAGCGGCTGCCTCTCCCAACCACGCACCACTGGGAACAGTTTCACTCAGCCGCTGGCCTTCTTGCTGGCGCAATCGCTCCTGCAAGGTCCGCGGCTGGTAGGTCAGCTCCACCACCTCCCACTGGTCACGAGGGGCAAATACGAATTGCCCGTTTTCCTGCCGGTAGGTGACAAAATAAAATTCATCACGCCTCAGCTTGTCGCTGTAGACGATGAGGTGGTCAGAGAAAACCTCTGAGATATAGAAATATTCTTTTTCACTGTCGGGGAATGCCCGATAGAAAGCATTGCTAAGATCACGCAGGTAATAAGTGATAGACCCTTTTGTGACGGCCTCATCTATCGGTTCGCCTCGATCTACTGTACGGTTAGCCATAAGAACCTCCCGGATACGTCATCCTGTTTTTGAGCGTAGCACGCGCCCTCCGAGAGCTTCTCGCCAACAAAAAAGCCCCCGAATTATCAGGGGCTGGGAAAAACCGCCGTTCCCCGCAGGAATTGCCGCTTCTCAGAGCCGCCAACGCGACTTCTCCACGGCCGTTTACCGTCTCGACCCGGCTAGTGCCGCGACGTATTGTTTACCATTCTGTAGCCAGCAGCAGGGCTTCGTTACGAATATTTATCGCCGCATTCACATCCCGGTCATGCACCATGCCGCATTCAGAGCATGTCCATTCCCGGTCTACAAGTGTCAGGTTTGTGTTTTTCCATCCGCAAGCGTGGCAGAGGCGCGATGAGGGAAACCACTGCCCAACCTCCATCACCTGTGCGCCGTACAGGTCGGCCTTATAGGTGATCTGCCGCTTGATTTCATACATCCCCACATCGCCCACCGCCCGTGCCAGACGGCCGTTGCTCATCATCCCCTTCACATTCAGCTTCTCCACGCCAATGATGCCGTATTCTTTAGTTACGGCCGTTGTGAACTTGTGAATGCCATCCAACCGCCGATTGCGGATTTTCGCGTGCAGGCGGTTGAGCCTGCGCTTTGTGCGCCACCACCGCCCGCTGCCCTTCTGCCGTCTGGATAATTCCCGGTTCAGTCGCGCCAGCTTCCGCAGCTCCCGTGCCAGGTGCTTTTGGTTCTCAAACACCTGTCCGTCGCTCAGAATCGCCGCGTCCTTTACCCCTAGGTCTATACCCACCGGCGCGCCGCTCACGGCCGTTTCCCGGCCAGGCATCTCTACGGCAATTGCTATGTACCAGTGCCCGCCATACAGGGAGATGACTCCGCTCATTATTTTTCCGCTGAATCGCAGCTCCTCAGCCATGTTAATTGGCTTGGCCACGCGCGGAATCTTCACCCAATGACCGTTCAGTTTCAGTTCCGTGTTCGCCACATAGAAGGATTGGTGCGGGTCTTTGCGCGACTTGAAACGCGGATACCCGACCTCTTTTTCCCCGTTCTTCACACGGCGGAAGAAGTTGGCAAATGCTTTTCCTAACCGCATGAATGCGTATTCGGTGCAGCGCCCGCTTACCTCCGCCACCCAGGGGTACTGCTCGTATTTGATGGCATTGAACTGCTTTTTCAGGCTGTGGGCGCTTGGTTTCTCGCCCGCCTCATACAGTTCCTTCCACCGCGCCAGCCCCCAATTGTAGGCAAAACGCACCGTGCCCGCTGCCCGCCAAAAATACTGTTCCTGTTCAGGGGTTGGGTTTAATCGAATTTTGTGTGACAAAATCATAATTTATCCGCCCCACCGTCCCCCATGCGCGTGGGGGAAACGCCGGATTCGCGCAGAAGCTTCACATAGCCGCGCCACCGTTCCCCGCACGCGCGGGGGAAGCCCACCGCACGGGGATTGCCGTTTCTCAGAGCCGCCAACGCGACTTCTCCACGGCCGTTTACCGTCTCGGCCCGGTTAGTACCGCGACGCATTTTCGCATTCATAATTTCGCATTTTCGCATTCATAATTTCGCAGGCAGCCACACGGCTGCCCCCTTCTGTTTGTTACATTCCTCACACGCCGGCACCACATTGTAGAATGTCGTTGGGCCGCCACACGAGATGGGCAGCACATGATCCATGGTTTCAAACGGCCGTCCACAATACGCACAGCGAAAATGGAATTGCGCCAGGCGCAGCATCCAGTGTCCCACCGATAGGGTCGCCACACCGCCCACCTTAATCGCCCGCTTGTTTTGCCGCTTCACCCGCCGCTGCTCCGTCAGCATATCAATCACCATGCCATCACCAACC